TAGATCCGGTTGCTCCAGTTGCTCCTTGGGCGCCAGTAGATCCGGTTGCTCCAGTTGCTCCTTGGGCGCCAGTAGATCCGGTTGCTCCAGTTGCTCCTTGGGCGCCAGTAGATCCGGTTGCTCCAGTTGCTCCTTGGGCTCCAGTAGACCCAGTTGCTCCAGTTGCTCCTTGGGCGCCAGTAGATCCGGTTGCTCCAGTTGCGCCAGTAGCCCCAGTTGCGCCAGTTGATCCGGTTATACCTGATCCAGTTGTTCCTGGTCCAGGCGGACCTTGCGCCCCAGTACTTCCCTGGGCTCCAGTTGCTCCAGTTGCTCCAGTTGCTCCGGTTATACCTGATCCAGTTGTTCCTGGTCCAGGCGGACCTTGCGCCCCAGTACTTCCCTGGGCTCCAGTTGCTCCAGTTGCTCCGGTTATACCTGATCCAGTTGTTCCTGGCCCAGGCGGACCTTGCGCTCCAGTTGGTCCAGGTGGCCCAATTAATCCTCTAGGACCCTGAGCTCCTGTCGCTCCTTGAGAACCAATCGGTTTACAACAATTTACATACTGATTATATTTATTGTAATTAGGATAAGACATTTGTATATATTTTACATATAAATATATTTATTAATTAAATTTAATTATATATTATATTAGAACATATAATATAATATATAATAACTATATTGACTGCTATTACTATGATAGCATACATATAATATAACTATAACATAACTAGACTAAACTCTTTTGTTTTATGGTTAATCTAGGAGGATCAATTAAATCTACGCTACCACTAATACCAGATATATCCATAGCAAATGTAAACTGTTTTGTCAAATAATTGTTATCTGGTACACCTGTTTGAAATACAAAGAAGGATGGTCCAAAACAAACGGAATAGTCTTTATTCTTTTGAATACTTCTAGTATCAATGTATACTTTATTACTGGGGGCACCTATCTCTTTAAATTCATAACTCAATGCTTCTACATTATTATTAAATTTAACACGTGAATATACACTAACCTCATATAAAGTATCTTTGGCTAAATCTTGGTTATTACTAAAATCAATAATGCTATCATTAATGTTATACATTAACGATGCTCCACTAAAATCAGAATATATTATACTGTTCAAACTCAGGTCATGTGTACCTAGAGCCCACGTTGTTCCACTACCAGTATTATTACAAATATCTATTATGGTGGTTGACTGGCCGTAGTTGTTATATAGTCTGTTTGAATAGTTAGACCCATTGTTTATTAATGGATTTTTATTAAAAGTTACATTATCGCTGATATCTATAAAATTTACATTCGATCCTGAGAAATCAAAATCAATTGCATTAAATTTAATATCTTTATCGTAAAGTACAGGTGTACCAGCAGTAAGGTACAAATCTCCTGTAACACCACTGCTTATAATAAGGTCACCATTGGTCCCGGTTATATTACCACCAATTAATAAGTTGTTAGATATATCTACACCTGATACATCCAATTTATTTGTAACTATCATGTTAGCAGTATTTACATTACTAGTATCTATATAGCTGGTACTAGTACCGACCGTTAATACATGTAAGACACTTAAATCGTATACAGTCAAACTAGTCAACGATACATCACCTGTTACAATTAGGTCACCATTTATAACGACATTTGCGCTACAATCCATACCCCAATTACCGCCTTGAAATACATGATTACCTGCGGAAAAATAATTGCTATGACTACAATCAACCGTTTGATATATAGGTCCGGATATCTTAGCACCCTTTAATACTTGAAGACCAAAATAGGTAGCGTCTATTAAACTTCCAGTGTCTGTCCCGACTATCCCTCCATTTACAGTTAATATACCACTGCTTGGGTCAGTTATACATTTTTTTATAGTAACATTACCTTCAATAACGGTTGGTTTATTAGAGGCACAGTTACCTGGCGTAATTGGACCAATCTTAATACTTCCATTTTCAATATCAGTAACTAAATTACATATTTCTTTATCGTATCCTCTACTTCTTAAATAACTACCATAATTATAATATTTGTCTCTACAAGTAAAATTATTGTTTGACATTTATATAATTGGTCTATAAAAATTATATAAATATTACTATTATATTATTGTTTGCGTGTTTTCACTTACATAATGAATCCGATCAAACTTATTTTGGAATAGGAAAGGGTCTTTGTGCTGCTTCAACTACTAAAGGTTCTGGTATATATAGGGGTAAAGTATTGAAATAACACACTTCTGGTAATCGTATAAGAACTGGGGTAATTGGTGCTTGTGGATTTACTAAATTATTAGCATTAATACCAAACAATGACGATTCAATCTCTACAGAATTCATAGAAAAGGCTTCTCTCGGCATGTGACTCGGCATTATTCCCAATGCTGGAATGGCATTATTATAAGCTCGTCCAACCTGCGAATACTGATATTCATTATAATTTCTAGTATCCATGTAACTTTTTTGTTGTAAACAATAGTCACTTGGCATATTATTATTTCTGGTAGAAGCCATTACTAATATTAATATATATTATTATAAAAATTTCATCTATTATGATTTGAATTATTACATGTCAACTATTTATGTATTAGTTACTTATGTTGATCGATTATCAAATTCCTTTAATAATAATAATAAAGGCGTATCAATTAATTTGTTGTTATAATAATATACCAAACACTTATGAAACAAATCAAAATAATCATATGAAAACAGTGTCCTAAATACTAGCTCTGGGTCCACTAATTGACTATTGTATGGATTTTTCATAATTAATTCTTGTACAAAAGATACTTCTTTTAATTGCGTATAGGCTTTACTTATATGTTGGTTTAATTCTTCCTCGTTAAATACGATCATATTGAATGCTAGTAACAATTGTAGTTGGTAACACATTTGTTTAAGTCCTATTTCATCTTCAGACTCTTCCGTGATATCTTTATATGTACATATATAATCTAATTGTAAATCACACATATACTTTTTATAAACTCATCTCTTTAAGTATGGATAACCTCTGTTACAATAATAAAGAAGAAATCATAATATCATTTTAATATTGATACTGGGAGTGTCCAGACTTGTAGTCTTTATCTTTTTGTAATTCTCTCGAGGGTACTCCACCACGAATCCAGCCATCCGCGGCAACACTTTCAATTAAATTTGCCGGGTTGGTAATTGAATTTTCAATAGACGGTAATAGAGGGTAGTTCAGATACGGAATATATGATTGTTCAGTAGTAGTATTAATACTCTTTTTATTAGTGATCATATCACCTTGCTGAATGTGAGACTCAAGCACTGGATTGGAAGAACCTCTACCTAAGAAAGGAACGGTTTTGAATGGTCGTTCGTATAAACTAATGCGGCACTTTGGATGAGTATTAATAGTTCCAATTAATAATTCGGAATTTGTATCGACATTACATCCACCGGCACCAACTTGAAACCCACCCTTAAAATTAATATTGGGTTGGCTAGTCGCAAACTCGATTGGGCGTTTCATACCACAGTCTTGGGCAAAAAAGTTCGATAATAGATAATTCGATTGAGCAACATTTTGTACATTTCGTTGACTGATATCGCAACTATCATCACCAATTCGTGATAAATGATCAAATGTAAAGTCTTTTGTATAGGCAGCCATTGATTTATATATATTTAAAAAGATATTTTTTCTAAAAATACATGGTTATTATTGCTAATTATTATGTATAGTAATACAATTATTACAATAATGTGTGAGGTTGTCTATTTATTGTCCAGTAATAGATCCTAGACGGGGATTATTTTTTATCAAATCAAAATCGTTGCCTTCTTTACCAGAGGTCATACCTCCATAGCAAAACTCAGCAAAGCCTGGCTGATCGTTTGGTATTCTAGTATTTGCTGTGGCATAAAAATTATACTGTCCAAAGTCCTCAAATTCAAAACTATCTCCTAAAGTAGAAAATAATTTCTTTTTGATGTTTTTATCATTATCAAAATTGGACATGACAAAATCTTCAGTGGTTTTATTTATTTGCTTTTCTACGGCTCTATTGTAAGCAGGAGCCGCCATTTTTCTATTTGGATTTTTCGATATTTCAGGTAAAAGAACATTCATAAACGGATTGTTTTCACTCGGGTTTGTAAAATTGGTTTTTAATGATTCATATACCTTTTGGTTCGTGAATCCTTCTTGGGAAGTACTTATTATATTATTAGATGAAGCCCTATAATCATTGGCATAGTATAGTAATATAATTACACCTAAAGTTACAACGCCTGTTATAAAAAAATTATATGACTGAGTTGTGAGAAATCCAAGCAATGATAAAAGTAACACTAAGCGAGTAATTGCATTTATTTTTTCATTTCTAGACATGTTTTTTTTTGGCCATACCTGATTAATTTGATTTTTTTTTAATAAGACTGCTGGATCTTTTATCCAAATATGGGTAGACTCTGATGTTGGCATGTATATATATATATTCTTAATTATTTATTTTTTACTTTCTTCTTCTTTTTATTTGAATTATCAGACCTCATTGATTTTTCTGGTTTTTCACCCTCGATTGAAAATACAAGTTGTTCTAGTTCATGTTCAGTTAATTGAGAAGTGGGTGGTAAGTTTTGTAACCGGTCTTGTTCTAATTGATATTCCTGTTTTTTTTTAGTTAATTTCTCATTCATCCTCTCCTTCATTTTCTCTTTTTTATCGGCCAGTTTTATATTTTGATCGAGCATATTTTGCATAGCACCTAAATTTAATTTGCTATTTTTTCCGCCACCTAAACCGGCTAATCCACCTAATCCACCTAATCCACCTAATCCAGCTAATCCAGCTAATCCACCTAACCCCCCACCGGCTCCCCCTGATCCCATTCCCATTTTCTTTAACATGGACTGAATATCTCCCATGCCAGGCATATCTTTCATCTTACCTAATAATCCACTTGCCTCTGCCATAATTTCACTTTCATTAATTTCACCAGACTTTATCTTATCATCTAGCTTACCTCCAACACTTTTAACTAGATTCATAAGCTTTCCGGGGTTTTTAAACAATTTTTGAAACACATCGTTTACAGTTGTCGCACCTTCCATATCAAAATTTAAATCAGCCGCGGTCTCTTCTGCAATCTCTTTTGCTAGTTTCCCCAATTTTCCATCCAATATTCCATTCAGGTGATCTTGAATTTGCTCCGGATTTGGTAAATAATCTGTACCAGATACATCAATCGGACCACTACTACTATCACTATTCAGCATTCCCTGTAGACTGCTTAAAGTATCTTCTAATTTATGTTTTAACTCATCTTCATTAATGGATTCAAATAGCTTGGCAGTATCACCAAACGATTCATGTGAGTCAACTTTGCCAATAATAGTAAATAATATTAATTGTAAGTACTTCCAGATCGTTTCTTTTGTAGCATCTGAAATATCTGATTTCCAAATATCTTTAAAATCGATTCCTGGTAAGAATTTAGTATTAATACTGTCATCTACAAACATCTTTTCATTTTTATACAATATGTCAAAAAACCGTTCAGGGATTATGTTTTTCACATATGTATATATTTCCTCTATACTATCCTGGTCCTGCGTTTCTTTGATATTTGATAAATCAGCATCCATATTTTCCATATATTCAGGGAAAGTGGTCAATATATCATTGATGAGATCATAAATAATTTTTGTAAATTCAGCCGGGATGTTTTTATTGTCATCAGTTGTTGTTGTTGTTGGTTTCGACATTTATATCGTTAATTAACAATATTTGTTTAAATCACAAACAGTTGTATTTAATATTTTATTATATTTATGATGATAATTATCACACTTATCATAAATATGATAATTATCATATTTATGATACCACATGTATGGTTACATCATTTACACAATTGATTCAAATACTATAAATTTTGGACAATTGATTCAAATACTATAAATTTTGGACAATTGATTCAAATTCTTTAAATATTGGATACACTTACTCTGGTTATCATTATCCAAATATCGCATTGGAGCTCTAATCTTATCAATACCTTCTAATACTTTATTAGCAGCCCCCTGATCCATCTTTAAATCCTCACTATAATCTTTTGTTAAAAAATACTCTAGATTTTCATCTTCAATCTCATTTTCATACTTAATACACACATGACGATACCATATAGAGACTAACATCTTAGGATTTGCCTTTCTCATCATTAATAATGCCGTTTTAGTTGTTTTTATGTCACGGTTATCTGGAAAAATAGTTTCAATGTCGTCTAAAAATTCCTCAAATTGATCGTTAAATGCCTTCAAAATAGTCGTCTTATCCATATTATGTTTAACAACATTATATATTTAAATATTTTACATAAATAAATATATAATCATCATATTCATGAAATATTATCATGGTTGGAGGAGTGACCGATAACGGTTGAATATTATATGCCAATGGGTCTATTTTTTTGTTGCATTTGTAAATCTTTATTACGCTCATCCTCCATTTGTTTTAAGGATCCTTCTTCAACTTTGTCTGGTTGCCAGGTATCAGGAGGTGTATTTATTGTATTGTTACAATTAACAGAAGCATAATTATACATTTGTCTAGTTCCGCCATTTCCCTTTGCTAATAGCTCGTCACTACCTTGATCCCAAAAACTAAAATTATCACTAGATACACCAAAAGAGTTTGAATTATCATTTCCTAAAGCATACGCAAATGGTTCTCCATTATATTCGGTTGCTTGTGCATTTTTCATTTCATTCCTTGGTTTAATTTTATCAATAATTTCATTTCCAAATATTACCTTGTTTCCTTCTCGAAGTAATAGTAAGGCGGGGACCTTTTGTATTTGTGGAGGCATCACGATTTGTTGTTGATTTTCTAGTATAACATAGGTTGCTCCCGTCTTTTCATTTCTAAATCTTTTATCTATACAAATGAAATGGATATCATTTTTTAAATCACTATTTCCGACGGTTCGAAGAATATTTTTACACTTTTCACAATAATTGCTATAATATAAAACACTGCTCATTATAATTTATATTTAATTATTATACACTCATTTTAACTCATTTTTTTATTGTAATTATATTGTTAAAGTTATTCAAAAAATTGATTTAATAATAAATTAATTAGTTATATATATACTAACCAGCATGATGGAACCTGTTATTAGAATTACTTCCGATGAAAACAATACAATGTTATTTACTATGAGTGCCACGACTCATAGTTTAGCTAATTCACTTAGACGAATTATATTATCTGATATTCCTACCGTTGTGTTTCGAACATTTCCTCATGCCGAAAGTAAAGTAAATATTACTATTAATACAACACGCCTTAATAATGAAATTCTAAAGCAGCGTATCGGATGTATTCCCATTCATATTACTGATTCTGATTTTCCGTATAAAGAATATGTGGTTGAAGTCGATAAACAAAATAATTCAGATGTCATAGAACTGGTAACTACGGCCGATTTTAAAATAAAAAACACAATTTCTGAGAAATATCTGTCGGAAAATGAAGTCAAAAAAATTTTCCCACCTGATCCATATACTGGCGATTACATCATTATCTCTAGAATACGACCTAAATTGTCAGAGAACATTAATGGAGAACATTTACAGTTTACTGCGGCATTAGATATTTCTACAGCCAGACAAGACGGTATGTATAATGTTGTATCTACGTGCGCTTATGGAGCAACCGTTGATATGGTTAAGGCCAATGATAAGTGGAACGACAAGAAACAAGAAATGATCAAGAATGGTCAAACTGAGGCGGAAATTGAATTCGAAAAAAGTGATTGGTTCTTATTGGAGGCTAAGCGAATCGTCGTACCGAATAGTTTTGATTTTACGATTGAAACTCTTGGAGTATTTTCAAACAGTGAGATTATTCGTACTGCGTGTAAAATAATGATAGATAAATGTAATAACTTTGCCGCATTGTTGGTTAAGAATAAAGTTGATATTGAGCTAAATGATAATACAACAATTGACAATGAATATATTATTACCATTGAAAATGAAGATTATACCTTGGGAAATGTATTAGTCTACTTCCTGTATGAAAATTATTACAACGGAAAAAACAAACCTTTGTCATTTGTTGGATTTAAAGTTCCTCATCCTCATATTCCAAAAGGCATTATCAGAATGGCATTTGAAGCTAACACTGATAAAAAAGAAGTAATCAGTTACTTGACAAATGTATCACAGGATGTTATAACTACATATACAAATATCATGTCCAATTTTAGTGTTGAATAGATGGATAGATGGATTTACTTACATATACAATTTCAAACATGACATACATATATACAGAACAATTATATATGTCATGTTTTATTCATAAAAATATCGCGTGTAATGGATTCCTATTTTTTACATTTTACACCACGGTTGTTTCGGTGGGTTCTGTGTTGTATTCGACCAGTGGTTTGTGAACATTTTTTTCGGATAGTTCTACCTACACCATGTTTTTTTCGCTTGACCTTGTTTTTGCGTTTAGTTTGTGGTATGTTAAGAACACATTTAAAGTCAGGATTTCTAATATAAGGTGGTTTACACGCATTAATACAACGCTTTGTAAGTGGATTGAATTCTTTACTGGGTGTACATGGTCTAATTATTTCTAGATTTGATTTTGAAATTATTTCTGGTGTAAAATTAATTTTTGTTATAGCAGTCTCCTTTATTTCATCAATAATATTCGATGTGTTTGACATTTTATTTGTTATTATGTCGTGGTTTTCAATGTTTAGTCCATGTTTTTTCAAAAACCCACTGTTAATCAAAATTTCTTCGTAATTTGCTAATAATTGTTCAGGTGTAAGACGAATAAATACTTTGGGGTTGAGCATATCATTCATAAATAAGTCATGCAACTTTGTTGTAAACCCGTTTGGCAACAAATGCTTGCTTCGATTTAACACATACATTAGTGCGATTCCTATACCATATGAATCTATTGTATCGACTGATTTATTAATGAAGCTATCATATTCTTCCTTTTTAGCTTCAATGACATTTTCAAAAGATGCGAGTATTGTCTGTTTGATTAATGTTCCACGATTCGGCGTGGATAAGTTTACTGGTAGAATACTAGTAAAAAATTTTTCACATCTCTCAATAATATTATTAGAGAAACTGGTAAATGTTGTAGTCGGATCAGATTTTACATTGGTGATTGCTTTAATATAATCATTTTTATTCCAAAACACATTTTCCAACGGAAACGACCAATGATTAGTCTCACCTAACCAATATTTCGATCGTCTAGTAAGATTAATAATTAATGACTTTTTTGTCATAAATCCAAAATCAATGAAATTTATTCTATTTGTTTTCTGGTCATAAACTATGTTTTGATGTTTTAAATCATGATGAACGATACCATTATCGTGGAAAACTTTCAATCCGTAAAACAATCGAATACATTCCAACCAAAACAATTCTATTTTATCAACATTGTCTTTGGTGTTTGTCCATTTATATACTTCATTTCCAAACTGTTCAAGGTCTTGTCCACCGTATTTCATGAGTAATAATGAATAATTACCTAACATATTTGGATCAAATTTACCAGAGCATTGTGACATAGCTTGTATGTTATTTTGTACTTTATCTACCTTACATATTGCCGGCTTACCTAAATAAAAGTGATTATATTTATCTGCTGAGCCAATAAGCTTATATTCCCGCATTTCACTCTTTGCATTTGAATCAGTCATTAATTTTGAAACGGAATATGATTTATTTTTACGTGTTTTGTTAATACACTTCATAGGTGGTTTATGGACACACCCATATGCACCTTCACCTATTACTTGTGATAGTGTATCCGTATGGGACATATATGTAGTATAATATAAGATAATATATTATATTATATTCCAGGTTTCACTACTAATCAACCAACTACCTACCTATGAACATATTTTTACATGAAAAAATATGTTGTTTATTTAGTTTTATGGTTTGACAGATTGATTTTTATAGCTACATACGACATTGTATATTGTACAATAGTTATACTGTAATAGTCTTATCAGCGTCCTTGAATTGTTTTCGTACATCATAGTTCAATGTAAACATTTGTTTGGCTGGGTGTAAATTATTGAAATACCGAATCACTTGATCCCTATTTATATAATGATTTACCGGCACAAGTAGTTTTAAATACAATTCGTGGTGAAGATAATACATATGAGTTCTAAATTTTTCCGGAAACTCGGTTAATTGTTTTTCCTTCTTAATATAACATTTAACATAGTTTTGGTACAGTTCATTAGTATAATCATGTATTACTGTTCTAAACTGATTGAATGATCGTTTATGCTCACGGTAATATTGTAAATATTCGCCTACCTTGCCCTCCTTTCTCAAAGATAGATATTGAAATTGTAGCTTGGGTTGGTTACCCCGTAGATGCCTGACATGTTCATAATTTGGATTTCTAAATTTGTATCTTTCTCCGAGACAATTCTTTATGACGATGCCTACAATATGGTATGGTGTGTTTGACGATGCCACTGTTTCTAGACATTCTTTTAACTCCATGTCATTCAATATCGGAGTTCTAATCGGCAAGCAAACCGTACGCGGAATCCCATATGATTCCATTTCATCTACACTATTGGTTACTACAATATTAATCGTCTTATTATTAATAATTTCATATACTTCCACTAGATATAGCTTCATTTCTTTAATTATTTGAACAATCCTGTTACGAGGATGTTGAATGACAAAACTATAAACATACTTCTTATTTAACCTGTTCAAATCTAGTCCGACATATTGAGATACTTCTTCAAACATGTACCTGAATGTATTTTCTGGCTTAAACCCATTTTCCATGAAGAAGCATGCTTCGCCACCGACGCTACTTCTAGTTGCGATTTCCCAACTAGAATATTGAGTGTCATAGAAAACATTTATCATAGTTCCTTCTACAAATGTTTCGGCCACATATTTATTCTCAATGTCGATATTTAAATTTGATACAGACAATGATTTGGGTGGAGCAAAGCATACAACCGTACCATCGTCCTTGTATATCAAGGATCTTAATAGCCCAACTGTTGAAACTAGCTCATTAGATAACCATTCTTTGTCATACTTCAAAATGTGATAATTACATCCATTTTTATGTTTCCAAACATTATGTTTCAAATTTAGTGATTTCGCAACATGGTTTCTATTTGTACTATCACATAATAGTTCATCTACTTTGGGGATATTGTCTAAATTATACGACATGGTTACTTATTATATGTTCATTTCTTTAATAGAGTTTATAAATCAATTTTTTCGTAATTCATATTAATTTCTACTATAAATATAAAGTAATGACAACATCTAATATTTATTTACAATTAGGAGATATTATTCAAATCGAAGCCCCTACCAATCCCGAATTAAATGATAATATATTTTTAATAGATTATATCGACAGCACAAAAATTAATCTAGTATCTGATAAGTCGCTTGATAATATTAAATTGAATATCTCAGATAATGGTAATTTAAAAGATGAAAGCATTATTTCAATCACTATACTCAGTCATGCCGACCAATCAGGCTATGCTAAACAAAATAATCTCATACCAGGTGAGTGGATTGATATCTATTTTGGAGGAGACATACCAATTACAATAACCGGTAAAATAACGAATCTAGAGGAAGACATGATCGAAATAAAAACTTATCCGGATAATGATATAATATATCTAGACTTTGGTTATAAAGGTATACCGGATGAGATTCCTATTGAGAAGATAGTCATTCGAATGGCTCCTGAGACAATTAAGGATACTAAAGCGGATATAGATATAAGCCAATCCGATATTGAATCAGATAAAATAGTTATGGATATGGATATGCCTGAAATAACCGACGAGATTATATCAGACGAAGATAGAATTGCCGAAGATTATGTAGTAGAAGTACCATTCTCTGTAATAAAAACACAATTAAAAGAATTTCTTATTGACGCTGACCAAATAGAATTTGGGTCGGATTTGGAAACTATCACGCAACAAACTATACTGCCCGAATCACAAACCAGGTATAGTATTGAGGCACAAACAAATGATTTATTAGACGAATTATTATCGTCTATTCCAAATGCAGAGAGAACCAGATCAGTATTAAACCGCATTCATATTACCATAGAACGATTTAAGCAACTAAGATCCAAATACTCTAAATTTGATAATAATGGAAACGCGAACATGCCTTTGTTTAAAGGTGCCGATTTTAAACCAATAGTTGAACAGATAAATAAGCTAAATTTTAAACTGTATTGGCTACTTCCAGTTGCTCAGAATATGAAGAAATTATATGATATGGACATTACTGAAGAATATCAAGCATCTGATACCGTATCACTAACCTTGGCACAATCCATTACCGACGAATATGATATCCGCGAGTTATACAAGTCGTCTAGTGATAATTATTCCACCTATATGAATAAATTACAACCGTATCTAACCCCATATGAGAACAATTACAACGATACTTCGTTAATTACCGAAAATATCTCTCAAAACATGGATGTGGTTATTGATAATCTTGGCAAGTTTTACTCATCTATATCTAAAAAGGATTCAATCCGACAAAGAAGATTCCTAATTACTAGATATAATTTAGGTCTTTCGAAATTACAAACTACACAATTAACTAGTACGGTTATGAAAACAAAGATTATACCTATGACGAAAAATGACACTATATCCGTAAAATCCATTTTAACATTACCTGAGCCAGTTGTACGCTTTTCGAACATTACTCTACCCAAAACATCTATATATGATAAATCTAACTTAAATATGAAATATCTTAATTACTGGCAATTATTTCGGGATAATACGTCAATCACAACGAAATATATAGATGACCTTACTAGTACTATCGATCATACTGATAATAAATTCTTAAAATCTAAAACCGAATATATATTGAATCAAGACAGTACAGATCCAAATAAGTTCCAAAAGTACTTGGATATTATGGTTCCTAAGACACGAGTGTTATTTAATTTGATTAAAAAACATATATATGGTAAACTCACACTTACATCTGTAGTGGATTATTTACAGCCATTCTTAATATATATGGACGATTTGTCGTTTAAACAGTATGAAGAAATAACTGAATTTATTGAGAATAAAATTCGTGATTATAAAAAACGATATTCAGAAAATAAAGAAATATTTAATAAGTTATCAGTAGATACGAGTAATATATTTTATGAATCAATCTTGTATAAATTATTAAAAAGTCGTCGCGATGAAAGTGAAATGATATTTAATAATTATGGACTAGTGAATTCGATATATCCATATAGCGGTAATTTATCTAAAACGCATGTACTGAGTTCGTCTGAGATTATTAAAAAAATGATGGAGGTTGATTATACCAAATTATTTAATACATCGTTAACAGTATTAAATCTAGATTTATTTACTCCATTCGATTTTGACAATCTCTTAAACCAGAAAAAGGAAGAGTATGATAAAAATATTGAAAAAAAGGGAAAAGAGAATGAATGTAAGCAATATGTATTAACAAACCGATATATCTCATTGGAGGATCTCACCGCAGACAATGATATAAAAATATATGTAGATAAAAAATATGATACAACGGTATATGACATATTAAACGAATATAAAACTGAACAATCCCAGCTGGACGATGCCAGTTTTAAAGCCTTTTTAACGGCAGAGCTTATCAAAAATGTGGGTATTAAACGGAGTGATGCTAGATTAGAAGCAAAATATATGATTGAAGGCAAACGCGAAGTACAGGATGGTCAATATGCTGTACTAGAAATTGATAACATAGATAATGTCAAGTATTATTATTATAAACGAGAAAATAATAACTGGATCCGCGATGAATCTATACCTGCCGACTCCTTTTTTGGAACCAACAAATTGTTTTGTAACATTCAAGATAAATGTATTAAGATAGATAAAACATGCGCGGATAAAGAGCTCGGCAGTGAACTAATTAAAAAGGATTTGATTCGTGAGATGTATGATGAATTCGATACAAACTATGTTGAAGAAATAGAGCAATATAAAAGTAAAATTAATAGCAAATTTAAGTATGAGCTTGATAGATGTATCAAATTACAACGGATAAATTCGTTTATGCTTTATAAGTATAACAACAAACATGTTAAAGAATCCTTGCGAGTGGAAGATACAACCGTCATAATATCGCCTTATAAACCCAAACTGAATGTAATTATGGCACATTCGGATATAGTAATTAAATATAACGAGTTAGTCAAGTTTATTAACAAACATACACGGGCATATCTCGAGATTAATAATGAAGATAAGTATTGGTTATATTGTGTAACAACTGGTACAAAACTATTACCAACATTTATTCAAAAGTTGGCAACTGTATTTGTTGAAAAGGGTGATTTTGTTCAAACGATGGAACAAATAAAGAATGAACAGGGTGTTGATATTGATAACATTACATTCGATAAATATAGTGGATGGAGTATATCCAAGATTACATTAAATAACGATGAAGGATATGAAGAGTCAGGAAGAAAGATAGTTTCTAGAGAAATAATAGAAATGGATGCCGGGTCAGTTCTATTACAATCAATAACTGATTCAAAAGACACTACACAATTATTATTACAAAATCCAAAGAGTAAAATAATTAATAATGTGTTAACATCCATGTCAAATTACATGGGAATTATCCTACACAATAATCGTGAAGAAATCATAAAGCATGTTCTTATCGCGTTGGATGAAACAGTAAATAGTGAGGATGAATACGATAAGTTAATGAAACGGAAAGATGGTACTAAAATGAAACCATATATTGATGTATTTAATGCGTCTTTATTAATGTATACATTATCCTACTTGGCAGTATATATTGTAGTTTCTATACCATCTATTAAATCTAAAAAAACATATCCAGGGTGTAAAGTAGCTTTCAACGGTTATCCATTAACAGGTGATGAAGATTTATCAAACCTAGAATATGTCGCTTGTGTTGCTTCAGGTATAAAGACATCATTGTACCCATGGAAAGCCATTCCTAAAAATAAGGACAAAATTATGAAATTAATGAAAAATAGTTTAGATATGTACATATTAAAACAAAATGATATTCAAGTTTTAATTAATCAGAAAAGAGAGTACTTGTTACAAAACGAGGATGATTTTATACCAATTGAACATGACATTAAAAAATGGATAAATTTTCTGCCACCTCTTCAATCCATGAACAATAAAACGCCAACAACTTTGAGTGCTGAATTCCGTACTTTATTTTTAGACAACTTGAAAACAGGGTCTATTGAACAGTTTGAACAGTCAAGAGTGATTCAATCAAAGATAATACATTTCTCAATGGCCATTATTCAATCGATACAAAAAGTAGTCGAAAAGGAAAAGTTGTTGCTGACAAATAAAAGTTTAGTTCCCTATTTACAAAATGCGTGTTGTAATACAGGTGAATACAAAACAATCGACTATTTTACACAAAAAGAACCTAATATTATTCAGTTTAGTGCTATAGTTAGTTATTTGAATGATATAATGTTTGACACGAGAAGTTATACACAGTCACCAATATTGTTAGATTCAAAAAATACAAAAATTAAATTCCCAAGTATTAGTACCGAGTTTTCAGAAGAGACCATATACAAAGGTTTTATTGAATATTGTAATTTTAACAATGATATTCCTATTCCTAATTCATTGTTGGCAGTGTGTTTAAATAAACCAGATGAATACGCACCGGATGATATAATACGTGAAAAAATAGAACGACTTAAAAAGGAGGGGAAAACTTATTCAGAGGACTCCTTTAATGAATTATTAGATATTATCAATAAAATGAATATTATACCAATGGATCTGAATCATAAGCATCCATCTGATATTCAAAAACTGAGGGATTTCATTCTTTATATGAAAGACAGCGATAGTTCGATAGGAGTTGAATTTTTAAACCTGTTCAGCTTGGTGTTAGATTCATATGATATCGAATCAGTTAGAGATAATAACGATGTTCGTAATTTCAGAAACTATTTGGGAAATAACATCGAGGTCTTACAAACTAATATTTTTAGTTATATTAACAAGTATTCAGATTTAACCAAGACAGAAAAAAACAATATGAAAGAGTTTATTACAAATATAACCACCTTTAATATCAATGGTGCTAATCGTATGATGAATAATGAAGACGAAACATTATATAGATCAATACAGTATATAAAAAACTCAATGTTTCAAATGATATATGTCTATCCTACCATCATAATGAATCATGTAGATTATTCTAATATTAAAATCCCTACTCACTGGAAATTGTCACAAAATCACGAGTTTGATGTCAAGAATATAATAAAAGAATATTACACTCCCCTCAAATCGTTCTACGATGAGTATAACTTGTTTCCATTATTTAATACAACGCAATCTGATCTAAAAGATCTGGTTATATTGGTGAATTTAACACATTTATATGCTAATATCATATTACCGAATAATGAAGAGACTAGTTCCATATTAAATAACCAAACTACGCAGTTGTTGTTTAAATTTTATTTTTTGTATATGATAAATAGCATGATAACCCTAACAGATAATAAGAAACTAATAAACAGCATTTTCGAAGAACAACCTGTACAACCAGATGATTATATCATAACGACAGTTCAACTTGAGGCAGAAATGACCGGGGAAATTACAGAAGTAGATGTAGTAAGAGGTGAAACAAGAAAATTACAAGAAAAATTGGCAAATGTAATTACCACAATGTTGAGCATTGAACGAAAAGAAAAACAACGGATCAATTTAAATAGTAGTAGTATAAAAGAAAAGATTAACCGTTCAAAAGATGAAGAACGACATAATATCACATCTACATTGCGTGACATGACTAAAGAAGAGCGTGATATTGAAAATTTATTGAAAAATCATCGTCTAGAGAGATGGAATAAAGGTCTTCAGAAAGGATTAACACAATATGTGGCAAAAACATACGATGAAGAGCGAAATGAGAGAGAGCGCATGGAAATTATGAGCCGGCACATAGAAGAAAAGGAACTAAGTGGCCAAGCGAATATGGTAAATAGAGAGATAGAAATATTAGAGCGTGAACAAGAAGAAAACACAAATAAAGGAATAGAAGAAGACGTTTATGATATGAGTGATATGGCAGAAGATGATGATATGGGAGAGAATGACGACAACTATATGTTAAACTATGACGATAATGAGTAAAGGTATCAACCAAAACACACATGTATATTCTTACTAAGAATGTCACATACATAAAAATGTACACAAGGTAGTGTAAGGTAGTGTAAGGTAGTGTAAGGTAGTGTAAGGTAGTGTAAGGTAGTGTAAGGTAGTGTAAGGTAGTGTAAGGTAGTGTAAGATAAAATGAAGGATATTATATCTTCCATTTTATCATGGGTTTTGTGTAAATACATAATTGATACAATGAATTCCGGTAAAATGACCGATAAAAAAAGTAGCATATTTTGCCACTTTTTTTATCCTCGTTTCCCGACGACAACACCCTCGAAATATGGATTTCGGGAATTCCGGTGATAAAAACAATACGATTGCCTTGACATGTAGTGGTTGTTTTTTATACTTTCAATATAAAAGGTCACTACATCATGTAATGGGTCTACTACATGATGTAGTGAAGGATTATCAACTGAAAAAAAGGCACTGTACTTGATGGATGTAGGTATTTATTTTTTTCATGTTTTTCAATTCTATTTTTCAATTTTTAAAATTACACACAAGGTTTTCTTGCAGAATTTTGAAAATAGGATTTTGAATTTGAAAAAGTGGTGAAAAATGACATGAGAGCTTAATGGTAAGGACCCAAATTTTTTGATTTACAACTTGTTACTGTAAAAAAATACTACTTCCGATAAAAGCATTTAGACAAAATTGTCTAATGGTATATAAATGGTACCAAATGGTATATTTTCGGCGGAAAAAAACGCCGAAATTTTTCATTGTAAATCGTGTTACTTTGTATGTAGGAAGAAAAGTGATTGGTCCCGACATCTACTCACTAGAAAACATTCGAATGGTACCCAAATGGTATATAATGGTACCTCCGTTTACGCCAATGGTAACAAATTATCATGTGGCGTAAAAAAACGCCAAAAAAACGCCAAACCAGAATACATATGCGAGTGTGGCAACAAATATATACATAAAAGTGGATTCTATCGGCATAAAAAACTCTGCTCCATTGATGAAGTAGTGTATCCTATACCAACTAGTAATATAGTTGAATTATGTAAGGACAATCAGTCTGATCTAAAAGAGATGGTGCTTTTACTTCTAAAGGAGAACCAGGATATTCATAAAACATTTGTAGATATGATTCCATACATGAAAGGCAATAATACAAATAGTAATAACCACATTACCAACAATACTACTAATAATAATCAGTTTAATATTAACATGTTCTTGAATGAACATTGTAAGAATGCCATGAATTTAACCGACTTTATCGAATCACTACCTATAACAAATGAAACATATGATAATACAATTGAAAATGGACTAACTAAAACAATTACTAGTATGGTTGTAAATGGACTGAATAGTATGGACATTTTGAAGAGACCCATCCACTGTACCGATCCGGCACGAAAAACCATGTACATCAAAGACAATGATGTATGGGAAAAAGATAATGAGTTATTGGTTTTACTCAATGGTATTAAAAATTTGTCTTTGAAACAACGAACATGTATAAATAAATGGCAAGAAGCGAACATTGGTTGGGATAAGGATGAAAATTTACAGACGCGAATGACGATGCTAGTCTTTAATTCAATGACTAGCGTCGAGGAAGATGAGAAAGAGACTAATAAAATTATTCGAGCTATAAGCAAAAACACTTATTTGAGCAACGATATTAAGGACATTTACAAATAACTATTTGTAAATAAATAACTCGGAGTGGTAATTTATTTACACGGATTGATAAAACACCCACCCGGTGTTATTTGGACTGTTTACATTTGGACTGTTTACATTTGGGTAGAACCGACACACATGGAATATAATAGTCGGTCAGCAAAGTAACCAAGTATAGTAGGTAGCGATACTAGTATAATTTGGAAAATAGTATCCTTTCTCTTGTCAAAAAAGAAAAAGTGTAGATGCTATGAGAAAGTATATTAACAATATAAAGTTAATTATTGTGGAAATATTATTATGTGTATATTATAATGACATATCAGTTTATAAGAACAAATATCAATAGTGTTTCTATACTTGTCTTTATTATTTCATTTATAGTATTAAATTATGCTAAACCCGGATTTTTGTATAATAATGACGGAAGTATTAGAGAATTCGGTTTAGGACACAAACGCAAAACGATTCTACCTGTTTGGTTGTTAAGTATTATTTTAGGAATATTATCATATTTGGCTGTATTGTATTTTATTACTATTCCTCGATTTGTGTAAATATTCCTATATTTTTCAGATTCCAAAGTATAATAATGATAATATGAATATCAAAATTATTCATATTACCACAGTTGAATCTACATCATTTTGTTTGAAGAATGTACCGTGTATACTTACTCGTATGTTTTGTAAATAATTTGATTTTTACCTTGTTCTTTTTGTGTTGCCGATAGTTTCTTCTCCTGCTCTAAATATTCATTATGTCGTTTTTCCATTTCTTCAGCTGATTGGCTACATCCAGAGTTTAATATATAATTGTAACTAACAGATGTAACTAATATACCTGTTAAGGCGTACCATATATATTCTGCGACTTGTGTTTTTAATTTCACGAAACCGAGTAATTTAGTATATAACTCTGAACCAACCGGTCCCGACTCTTTCTTTAACATCCCTCCTTTGTACATTCGATCCCACCATGTATCTATATTTTCCATAGTGATTGAATTAATTAACAATGCCTTGTCGGTATATACATTATTTATGGCGGATATCATTTCTGATTGTTCCTTCCCCATCTGTAATGTCGTCTTATCTTTTAAGATTCTTTTTAGAAATGAATCCACGCCTGAAACATATGCAAAAAAATAGCCAATTGTGTTTGAAAATGGGTTTAGCCAATTTGGAAACATCATTAGTAAGAAAACCAGGGTACCATATATAAATATCCATGGTATTAATGTCGTCGTTAGTGCTATACCATATTGAGAAAATCCACATATATTTGTAGTTACACCCAAATTAATAAAAAATTGTACAGTTATTAATATCAAAAAATAAATAACACTCCACATTTTTATCATACTAGGCGATGTTGTATAATATTTGAATATGGAATAACCTAAAGTTAACAGTAAAAAAAATATAATCGATGATGTAGGATTTGATGATGCCATATAAATAATAGGTATAAATTATTTTGAAATTATAAGGCTATATTTTAATGGAGTTATTACACAATACTCGTCCACGATTAATCGAACCCGGAGTTAAATATTTTTTATCAGCATCGTTAGAACAATGTCATTTAATAAAAACAAAATATTACAATTTTTTATATAATTTAGGGTTGTTATTGACTTTTGCTATTATTGTAGGTGTAACCCTATATTTGAAATATAAAAGGAAAAATGATAAGTTGCTTCAACAACAGATACACGCCCAAGAAAAAGAATATATATTAAATAAATTAAGGTTTATGCAAGATTATCGAAAAAGCCAAGAAAATGTTCACCTTTTAACTGATTTATCATCCTGGCAAAATAATCCTGAAATCCAAATGTATGATAGAAAAATCCTAAGGTAGATTGGTAGATTGGTAGATTGATAGATTGGTAGATTGGTAGATTGGTAGATTACATGACTATACATTTGTTTATACCATTTTTATTTCTCACGGGTCTATAGAAGTCATGGATTTTTTAGAAGCATTAAATGAGTATTACAAGTTAAAAAATGAATATGACACAAAAAAACAGGCACAGATTAATAACATATTAAAAGATGATAATCTCAAAACATTCCGACAAAAACGTACTGCTTTGGATAAAATGAAGCTCCCTTGTATTGGATGTAAAAAACCAGTCGGGACTAACTTTTCAATTAAAGATGGTGTTTTAATGGCTTCGTGTGGTAGTACAACCAATCAGTGTAATTTAAATATTAAGATAAACCGTGGAAAATATATATTTTTAGACTACCTATTAGATACATATGATAGTAGTGTTTTAGAAAATAAAGATGATATTATTCAGATTAAACTAGACTTGTTATTTAATTATAAAACTGAAACTGTAGTATTAGAGACGTTTAAAAAGTTGAAGGATGAAATTACTACAAATTTATCGGCATTGGTCAAGTATAAAACAGAGTATATTGCTACTATATCTAATTTAAAGAACAAGGCTGATATTACTTCTAAAATGTATATATTTTATAACAAGGTTGATATGATTAAGACTACTATAAAGGAATTTGATGAAACCAACAATGTTCAATTGATTAAGGATGTAATTTCTCTCTATCGAACTGAGTTGGAACCATTATTGATGGAGTTGCGAGATCTAAAGTATAAATATCAGGCCATTGAGTATAATGAAAGGGATAATACATATTGCTTGAAGAGAAAAATATATACTATGAAAGAACTTGTTTATACATTCGATGAACCCAAAGTATTATCATTTATTATGAGTTGATCCAGCTCATGGTAAAAATACTATTACATTAGACATGTTAGTATCACATAACGACCTACCAATACACATGTATACACGCTTGAAGATTTAATCTATCAATAGTGTATAAAGAATATCATGTCTATTATAAATATACCTGTGTTTTTAGCTAGTTTACTTTTTGGTCTACTTTATATATTCATTTCAGATCCTACCCGTAAAGAGATAATAGTATATCAGACACCAGATAACGAAGGTGTATTCCAGTTTAAAGATAACATTGGCAACTGCTTTCATTTAAAACAAAATATTGTAAAATGTTCTAATGATGCGGAAGTAATTCCAATTCAAATCTAAATACATTGTATAATGGAACTAAAACGATTTTTTCAGACAGAATCCGGAAAGGTGATTATTTCAATATTACTAGGACTCGGTTTGGCAACGCTATTTAGGCGATCATGTGAAGGAAAAAATTGTATCATGTTTAAAGCACCCAGTTTAGAAGATATAAAAAAAAAGAAGTATAAATATAACGACAAATGTTTTCAATATGAAATGAGTTCGACTAGTTGTAGTAATACTAAAAGAAGTGTAGATTTTGCGTAAAGATTGAATTCTAGGAATATACTTAGTATATTAGATATGAGCGACACTACTAATTTAGCTGATCTACCACTCGAACCTGTATCCAGTGGATCTCAAAACATAGTTCTTCAGACGACTGAAGGAGTCGGACAATACAACCCATCCATTGAAAATAAACAATCTGGTGGTATTTCATCCTCAAAACAATCCGCACACCCAGATCTAGACGAACAAAAATTAATGAATGAATTTGTATCTGGTATTCAGCAAGCAAGCGCTAGTGGAGCAACCACATTGCCGTCACGAAATATACCGACTAGCACGGCTCATTATGCGGATGAACAATTGAAGCCTAATTATGTACCTCAACCGGAACAACATGAACAACAAGATTACATTCAAACTAGTGATACCGAACAAGATATTTTATCTAGACGAATAAATAATAAAAATTCTAGGGATTCGCTAGAAATATTATATGATGAATTTCAGATACCTATTATCATTGGACTATTATACTTTATATTTCAATTACCGGCAGTCAAGGGTAAGACATTAACCTTATTGCCCTCATTGTTTAACAAAGATGGTAATCCCAATTTAACCGGTTATATATTAAATAGTTTGTTTTTTGGTATACTCTACTATGTCATTTCAAAAACTTTGAATCATTTACAACATATTTAGATTTGAAGAGTAAAAATAAAAATGTTGTAAATGATTATATTTTTCTCAATAGTGTATAAGTAGAATTTATGGAATATAGTGAATACAAACAAATATCAGATACTCTAGTTATTTTACAAAATATTGAATGTAGTGATTTTGTTAGAGATTATACCAAAACATGTGATCGGTTTATTACAAACAATGATGATGATATTAAAGTATACATCATGTCCTGTGAATTGTGTTGTTTCAAATTATCTATTGATGAGTTTAATAATTTATTATTCAAATGTCAATACTATTTAAGATCGCCAGAAGAATGGGATACATTACATGAGACCTTTGCGAATGTTTCTGAATAAAATTGATCAATTCAATTATAGTAAATTGTAATAATATATATATATTATTACAATGAATAGCATTCTAGAGTTTAATCGGGTAATTGCCAAACACAACAATATTAAAAAAACAAATAATAGTAATAAGACTACTGCGAATATAACTAATAGTAATGTGTCAGGAAATACACCACTAGTATTAACCTACTGTAATGATGCTGAAGAAATAAAGATCGATAAAATAAATAGGTTGTATGATAAAATGTATCGATTAGCATTCATGGAGATAGATAAGGGTATATTGTTAAAGCCACCTAGATTAAAACGGTCTGATAACAATTGTACGGACCAGCCAGTAAATATATTTGATGTTCAAATATTAGAACACATGATATCGAAATTAGAAAATAATATGACAGACATGGAAAAAATAGACATGTATGAGATTCGGTTAAATAAACTAGAAGAGCATATCATACAAAAATACGAAAAAAGTATGTATGCTGAAAACTAATATCACAAAAATATTATGTCTTGTCTTGTCTTGTCTTGTCTTGTCTTGTCTTGTCTTGTCTTGTCTTGTCTTGTCTTGTCTTGTCTTGTCTTGTCTTGTCTTGTCTTGTTTTGATCATATTTGACAAAAATGCTGTATATGTGATATTTTACTAAAATATTCAACTAACGGATCGTTATTATAATCGTGAATGTAATATACATTTTTTATTCCGGATGCGCATAACATTTTCATACAATTTACACATGGATAATGAGTAATGTACGCATCACATTCGTTTGTACTAACTCCTCTTTTAGCACAATCTGTAATCGCATTTTGTTCGGCATGTACTGTAGCTTGTTCATGATTATTTACTACCATGGATTCGTGCGGCGCCCCCGGTAAAAATCCATTATAACCTTGAGATATAATGCGATTATCCTTTATTAACAAACAACCCACCTTTAATCTATTACAAGGTGACCGTTCGGCCGTATATTCTGCTATTTTCTTGAAATAATCTTGCCATGAAGGACGCTCCATATGTATGAGTAAATATAATAGAAATATATTATTAACTAACATTAGATCTATAATATATTATCATGTTAAATACTCTAATAACAAGCCTTATAGAAAATATACCAAAATCGAATATACCGTCTGAGATAGACCTAGTACTTGATGGGGGCGCTTTTAATGGGTTATACATGATCGGAAGTCTATTTTACTTGAAGGAACTAGAGAACAGAGAGAAATTACGAATAAAACGGGTGTCCGGATGTAGTATTGGATCGGTATTAGGACTTGTTTTCATTCTAAATAAACTTGACCTGGCACTATGTGTTTTTAAGGACGCGTATAAATATTTGCGTAAACATCAAGATTTGAAAAAATTTATAGTCGTACTAACACGCCGGTTGAGTGAGATTATAGATGATAATGATATAAGTAAACTAAATCGGCGTTTTTACTTGACCTATTTCGATACTATAAAAGGAAAACAAATTATAAGGAAAACTTACAAGTCCAAACAAGACTTGTTAGATTGTGTATTGAAGTCAATATATGTACCCTACATAATAGATCGAAATCTAACTGATGGCGACGGATGTATAGATGGAGCGTTCCCATATATGTTTAAGAAAAAAGAACAAGGCAACCGGAAAATACTGTTTATAAATTTACAAAGTTGGGATAAGATACTGAAAATGTTATATATAAAAAACGAAATCAATATTTATCCGAGAGTCTTTGAAGGTTTAATGGATACGCACAATTTCTTTAACACCAATACACCGAATAATTTGTGTAGCTATGTTAACGACTGGGGAGTTATTGACATTATATTATTTCGTATGCGAGAGAGTATATATACCTTTTTAATTTATGCGTTGGGTATAGGTCTTCAACTAGACTATGTAATACCAAACAAATGGAAGAATGTTCCTATTGTTCAAAAAAATATATCTATATTTAAAAATTTATGGCGTGACATCATCATGTACATAAGTATATAGACTGTCCGGTTATAGTCCAGTTATTAGATCAAGGATGTTTTTACTTTTAGTACCTTTTTTACTTTTTTTACTGCGTGTAGCATTTTTTTTGACCAGTGGTTTCTTTTTCGTATTTTTCGTCTTGTTGCTCATTTTTTTGGCTTCTTTGTCTTGGATTATTTCATAAGGAATATACCTTAAGAACCAGGATTCATAATCCAAACTATTTCGATTATTTTTTAATTCTTTATATTTATCGGCCTTAATATTTCTCATGTCTTCCAGAGTTTCCTGGACACCATAACAATTTATAGTAAAACGCTTTAAAATGCCTTTTTGTTCTAGTCTGTTTTTTTGCTGAACATCAAACAAATATTGTGCCATACATAAAATTCTGTTTTCATCGTAATAGTCGCGATTACTAAAATAAAAGGCGAAATAAAAGCTCAACATGGTATCTATTGTTGCCACACGAATATTCTTATTATTTCTGTTTACAATATTATAACTGTGACATGCCAATGGTTTATATATAAACGCAATCGTTTCGACAACATTATCTATTTTTATCTTGATTTCGTAGTGGGGTGCTATGATTTCGCCAACACCATCCCGTTTAATTATTTCAATTCCTTTATAATTAAAATCTTCTAATCTTTCTTTTAGCATGGCTGCTGCCTGTTCGGGTTCTTCTGCCAATACGTCAAAATCCGGTGTTTTTTTAAAAAGCTTCTTCTGCTTTGACGGCATATAACTAGAATATAAAAAACTAGCAAAACCTCCAAAAAACACTAGTCCTTGATCTATAAATGAGTCGCGGACAATATAATACAATTGTTCTTGTCCCTTGTAATCCTTTTTTTCAAATTCGCGTTGAAATAATTTCGGATCACAATGTTTACCACGCAATGGATAATTTTTGTTTAGTAGTATTAGTCTTTTTAGAACCTTCTCCCATCGACTTATATCACCATCCGGTCTAGATAACTCAAGGTACATATTCATCCTTAGAAAGTTGGGTGGGCAATATAATATACCATATACACGAATCGAGTCCTTTTGTAAACGTTTAAATAACGCGTTTTCCAATATTGTGATATCCGCTACTGGTATAAAATTTACAAATACTTTATATGTACCATGATGAACGCCCGATTTTGCTTCTACTTCCTGAAACCCAGCATTGTAATAAATATCCGCTAATTCCGTTGCGTCATTTAATGCGTCAGGTGAATAGAAATCGTAATCTGGAATTTCAATATTTTTATCGTAGAATTGATCTTCTAAAGGAAGAATATTATTGATAGCAGTACCGCCATAACATACCAGCCGTTTCTTCTTTAAAAAATCTTCTAAGATGGAGATGATCCTTTTAACATCAGGATCACTTAGGGTTTTTCTACCTTTTTTTTTCTCGACTATATCTACCGCAGCTCTTAAATTAGCGAGTTCTTTATCAGCCAATGTCATTTTTGTGTTACAACTACTCATTTGGTATAATATATATATATTATACTATAATTATTTTACAGTTCGAGTGTTTGAAAAATTCAAATGCCTGTATTGTATTTTATCGCCGTTTTTCGTCGATAGTATACCTGAAATATGGATTTCGGAAATATAGAGGATAAAAATAATGATTTCCCCTTGATATGTAGGGGATTTTTTTTATATATTTAATATAAAGGTTCATTAGATGATGTAGTAGAGCCACTACATGATGTAGGGAAGAGTTTTTGACTAAAAAAAGGCACTGTATTAGATGGATGTAGGTAAATTACAATTTCATGTTTTTCAATTCTATTTTTCAATTTTTAAAATTACACACAAGGTTTTTGTGTTGTTTTTTGAAAATAGGATTTTGAATTTAAAAAGTGGTGAAAAATGACATGAGAGCATAAAGGTAAGGAACCGTTTTTGTAACCGGAAAAGTTGTGATGGTAAAAAAAAGCATTTTAAAGTATTTTATGTAAAAGGATTTAGGCGTTTTTTCTGTTAGTATAATATACTAATAAATGACTAACAAAAAAGCGCCAAAAAACGCCAAAAAATTTTATTGCGAAAAATGTGACTTTGAATGCTATAAACAATGCGACTATAATAGACACATAACTACACTGAAGCACGAAATCCTAACAAATACTAACGAAAAAAACGCCAAAAACGCCAAAAACGCCAAGACATTTGAATGCGAGTGTGGGAAAAACTACAAACACATGTCATCATTGTGTGGTCACAAAAAGACTTGCACAGTGGTTCAAGAAGAAAACAACCGGAAAAAAAATCATACGACTCCTGGCTTTGAAATAGATAAAGAGCTGTTGGTAAAGTTACTATTGAAAAATCAGGATGTTATGGAAAAGATGATGGAAATCATGCCTCAAATCGGAAATCAAATCCATACAAACAGCCACAACACCACAAATAACCAATTCAACATTCAAATGTTTTTGAATGAGCATTGTAAAAATGCCATGAATTTAACTGATTTTATAGATTCTTTACCTATTACAGCAGAAACATATGATAGTACCATAGAAAATGGGTTGACTAAGACAATAACGAACATGTTAGTCAATGGACTAAGTCAGTTGGATATTTTGGATCGTCCGATTCATTGTACAGATGCTACCAGGAAGATATTGTATGTGAAAGATGATAATACATGGGAAAAGGATAATGAGCTATTACGCGTACTGAAAGGTATCAAAACCCTATCTATAAAACAACGCACAATGCTAAATAAATGGCAAGATGCGAATATGGGATGGGATACGAAAGAGAATCTTCAATCAAGAATGACTAGACTCGTATTTAATTCCATGACATCCATAGAAAAGGATGACAAGGAAACAGGAAAGATCATAAGAGCAATAAGCAAAAATGTATATTTAGATACGGATACAAAGGATCAATACATTCGATGAAATCAGAACCGTTATATTAGACACTGAACGAATAAAAATCAGTGGTGGTTGTTCTTGTAGTGAAAGAATTGGCGGGATTTTGCGGGGTTGGATTAGGTACAGTAACTGGTATGTATCTTAATTCTTCGGGTTTTAGTACAAATGAATGACCTACTTTGTCAAAAAATAAGTTGTAATATTCCATATTGGAGTCAAAATTTTGAAAACACATTCCTACACATTGAACACCATATTTCATATGTAAACTAGCATCTACATTTGTATCGTATGCGCTCATATCCGGCATACTTATTGTCATATATTTTTTGTTATATTCGATTAACTCGTTGGAATCTGGTGTAAACTTAATATCGTATGCTCTGGATGCTCTTAGGAACATGGAATTGGAGGCAACATTAACATATTCATTTAATGGAGTATCTTCAAATAGAGGGTTCGATCGATCAACCGATATTATGATTTTACCCAACAAATTTTTCAGTGGGACTGCTCCTAAATTATACCCCGAGTATTGATAACTATATGCTTTATCTAATAGCCGCGAGTTTATCGTGCTATAAATCATATTAGCCATATCAGTATAAATCTGTTTATTATTACTTTGAATTCTAAAATGTAATATCAATGGATCATTTGGACAAGGACAAGACCCTCCACTAAAGGCATGTGTGTTTATTACATTCAATGCTTCGTCTAAATATATTTGGTTATACATTTCTTTGACATTATAGTTGTTAATGGATGACGCCGCGATGATAGGTTTGTTATCAACTGATGAATAAACCTCGAAATCTAATACTCTGGCACCTTGCGCAATACATGTCTTGAGAGGAAGCGTGTCTACATAGTCATTTTTGAATTGCCCACCGCAACAACAGTTATAAGCCGTTTTAATATAATAGTCTCTTAATAAGTATTGATATGTCGCGTCATTCGTGTTAAGTGTAGATAACTTGGGAAAAGATGGATATATTTTAGAAAGGACTTCGTTATTAGACTTGTTTAATTTCATTTTATTAATCGTGTACATGAATATGGAAATTAGTAAAAAAGCAACGATAAAATATGTAGTGTATTTAATGGTGGATGCCTTGTTTTGTTCCAAATATAATTTTGAGTTTGACATAATGTCAGTTATATTATTCATTATCTTATAATAAGTTATGAAAAAATTCTACGGTATTACTAAAATGTCGACGAAGACTCAAAATATATATATCCGGAATAAAAAGTTAAATAATATTGTAGGATAAATATATATGCCAGGAGGACTATTAAATATCGTAGCCTATGGAAATCAAAATGTATATTTAAACGGAAATCCATCAAAGACCTTTTTCAAAACAACTTATAAAAAATATACCAATTTTGGACTCCAGAAATTTCGTTTAGATTTTGATGGCTTACGGAATTTACGAATGACAGAATCGTCTAAATTTACATTTAGAATGAAAAGATACGCTGAACTCCTAATGGACACATATTTAGTAGTTCAGTTGCCTACAATTTGGAGTCCTATTATTCCGCCGGTGGATGCCTCGGATAATTGGGCTCCATATGAATTTAAATGGATAGATAACCTGGGAACACAAATGATTGAGGAAATAGAAATTACAGTTGGAGGTCAAATATTAAACAAATATTCTGGCTCGTATCTGTTGTCTATGATTCAAAGGGATTTTAACAATGTTAAAACAGATTTATATGATAATATGACTGGTAATACGGCAGAATTAAATGATCCCGGAAATGTTCCACCACGATCAAATATGTACCCGAATGCTTATTATACCTCGGTACAGCAAGGCCCAGAACCATCTATTCGTGCTAGAAAGCTATACATTCCTATTAATTTTTGGTTCACATTAGCTGCTAAGATGGCATTTCCACTTGTAGCACTACAATATAATGAACTAGAAATAAATATAACCATACGTCCGGTTCAGGAATTGATTGTAATTCGTGATGTAGAAGATCAAATTAACGATTTTCCATATGTTCAACCTAATTTTAATAATCCATATCATCAGTTTTATCGCTTTTTACAACCTCCTCCAGATATTTCATTGAATACTACGACCTCTTACACAGACAAGCGAACTAATTGGAACGCAGACATTCATTTAATCTCTACCTATTGTTTTTTAACAGAAGAAGAATCGAAAATATTCGCATCAAATGAGCAGAAATATTTATTTAAATCTGTTTACGATTGGAAATATTTTAATGTTACAGGTAGTCAACGAGTAAAACTGGAAAATTCGATGGGAATGGTATCCTCTTGGATGTGGTATTTTCAACGAAGTGATATAAATTTAAGAAACGAATGGAGTAATTATACAAATTGGCCATATAAATATTTGCCACAGGATGTAGAGATTGCGGATATATCTGGTAGTTATTCTATACCAGATGTTAGTTTTAATTTTGGGCCTGGATATAATCCTATAGATCAAGGCCATACTGGATATTTCATAACAGGTGATTACAGCGTTTACAATGAAAGAGATATTTTATTGTCATTGGGTATATTACTTGACGGCAAATACCGAGAGAATGTACTAGATGCTGGTGTTTATAATTATGCTGAAAAATATGTGCGAACATCTGGTAATGCTCCAGATGGGTTGTATAGTTATAACTTTGGCATTCATACCGATCCGTTTGATTTCCAACCATCTGGGGCTATGAATTTGAGTAAATTTCGCGATATCCAGTTAGAGTTTACAACATATAGTCCTCCGATTGATGAACAGGCTTCTTTTTATACGATATGTGATCCATCTAGTGGGGTATTGATTGGTGTAAATAAACCAAACTGGCGATTGTTCGATTACAATTATAATTTAACTATACATGAAGAAAGATATAACATTCTTACTTTTGTCGGAGGTAATTGTGGGTTAATGTATGCTAGGTAATAACATATTTGAATGTGTCATGTATACAATTACACCATTGAAGATGTATACATTTGAATATATCATATAATCAAATGTATAGTTTAGTGTTTATTCGCGTGATGTCGTGTATTTACGAATAATGGTAATGGTAATGGTAATGGTAATGGTAATGGTTGATATTTTTATGCGAATTTAATCTCTCTATTTCTTGAAACTAAATCTGCTTGTTTGGGAGTGGTTGTATTTGCTAATGGGCAATTCAGACCTTTGTATGGGTCTGCCGTCCAGGCATCGTTAGCAGACCAAACACCACAATCAGTATACATACCAGTCGCGCTCTTTCTACAAGGGTATTCTACTGTGAATTTATAATTATTTGGATGTTCAAACTCTTTTGTAGGTAAAGGATATTCTTCTTGTTCGACACTTGGAAATGATCCCATTGTGTCAGTATGTTCTCTATCAAAAGCTCCAGGATTTGACGGTTTTAAATTATCAATCACCTCCTGAGTATAACCATTACTAACTGTTTGAAGCATCGTGATACTCGATGTGTTTGAGTTGATAGTACCTATCTTATTACTTCCTGGTGGCTGTATTATATTTTCTACTTCTTGGGGAGTAAATTGTTCAATGGACGAAAAAAACATGTTCTTTTGAAAACGAAACTGTTGGTATACCAAATATAAAAATATTAAAACGATAAAAATTATAAAAATATTTTCACTCATATATATTTTAACTACATATTAAATTATCGACTAAATCTTGAATATTTACATTTCAAAATACCTTACCTACGGCTTTTTCGTCTAGATTTAACGGACCGTCCGTTAGACTTGGACTTGGAATAACTATCGGACTTATACTTTTTGGTAGTAATATGTCTTCTTCTAGGAACCCTTCTAGTATATTTATTCTTCTTACACATCTTCTTATGTTTGATAATCTTTCCTCCTTTGTTTATATTATTGTCTTTTCTTAATTTGCGTGCTCTGGTAATCAATTCTGTAAAAACGTCATCCTTACAAGTTACATACAACGGCGCGTCTAACTTAAAATAATATCTGGACATAAATTCATAATCTCCGTTTGTACTCTCACAAAATAGTTTTTTTAGGGATTCAATGTCCGCTTCTTTAATATGTTCTTGTAAATAAGAATAAAATATATTATATTTACAATATATGTAAAAATGATTAGCCATTATTATAATATTTAACAGGTCAATTTTACCTCGATCTTCGTCTCCATCTGGTGAGCGTAATAGTTTATCATATTTTTGACACCAATCCGCATCCCAATCTATTAATTTGACCTCTTTAGTGTTTATATTTATTACACAATTTGGAGGTTTAATATCAAAACATATGAGTGATAACTTATCACTTGTGTTTTGTAGTAATGATATCAGTTGGTCACGAATAAATATATCATCTGTTGTTAATGTAGTATTCGTTGTATATTTATCATTGGCATAGTACTCTTTTAGATCCATATCATATGCTTCACTTATCTGAACAATATACTGATATTCGTCGTTATTGTCGTTTTTGTAAATATTCATCAATCCAACATAGTACACAGTTGGCGATATATTGTGTTTGGACGCATCTACTATATTTTCTATGCTTTGATTTAATACGCTTACATATTCGGCAACGCTATTACCATCAGCTATTAACATTTTATTGACTTCACAGTTACGCTTAAAATAATCCTTACCAACACGATATGCTATTTTTTCCCCTTTATCGGTCATATAAATTGTTACAGTGTTAAATGTGCCAGACCATTCATGTAATTTTTGATAAAGTTTATCATTACCTGCCGGCATTAAATACTTTTGCTGTATCGCAGTAAGATTTGGCATATATTTAACCTTGTCCCATATAACGATTGTATTTGATGTAGATGTGTTATTATATCTACTACGTGCTGGATTATATATAATTTCATCTTTTTTACCTTTACTAACCTCCATATGTGAATATACTATATTTATATATAATAATTTGAGTAAAGATATTTACGCAAATTATTATATATTTACTAAATATATACAAGTAAGATGTTTACTGATTTATATACCGACGAAACAGATCAAAATAATGAAACCGGTCAAAATAATGAAACTGGTCAAAATAATGAAACCAATCAAAATAATGAAACTGGTCAAAACAACAAAACTAGTCAAAATAATGAAACTGGTCAAAACAACAAAACTAGTCAAAATAATGAAACTGGTCAAAATAATGAAACTGGTCAAAATAATGAAACCGGTCAAAACGACGAAACCGGTCAAAACGACGAAACCGGTCAAAACGACGAAACTGGTCAAAAGAAGACGACTGAAAAAAAAAATAGCTGGGGTAGGTTTTTTTCTGGTGTATTAGTAGCATTCATAATATCATTTATCCTAGGACTATTGGGAGCAAATTTCGTATATTTAATTCGGGTTGTGGATTTAGATATTTTGTTTCCAGTAGATCCTAGCAAGAGACCTTATACTAATACCAATAAAAAAACGGGGGCTACGCTACCACCAATGTTTTTAAATATCAATAAGAATGTAGAAACGATGAATACAAATTTACAGAGCGGCGGAAGTTGTGGAACACCCATTGATTTCAAGTCAAATAAATTGTTTCATAACAAATATTTTAGTGGGTTGTTTGATTATGGATTTCCATACAATATGGAAAATAGCGAAACAATAACTGGTTTTTTTTTATCATGGTACTCTAACAAAGTAAAATACTCGAATATATGGTTAAGAAAACTTGTACAATCCATAATAGGTGTATTCGGTTCTGTTTGCGATTTAGAACCTAATTCAATGGCATACGAACTAGTTCCATTTATACTAGGTCCGTTGGTCATGTCAGTTATTCTTGGTGTAATATCGGTATTTTGGTGGGTTATTACATTAATAAGTATGTTTGTAAATGAAAACCAAGGGTGGAAAGGTATTTTATTATCAGTCGTTGGATTATTATTTGGATGGTCTTGGGCAATTCCTATTGGATTAAGTTTTGTTCAAATAATAGGTATGATGTTTACAATGATACTATTGCCGCCACTATTAAATGGTAAGGATATTATGAAGATAATTGGTAATTCATTTAATAGTTTTTACATTCTTATATGGCTGTTAACTATGATTACCATCGCTGCTTTTACACATTTAAACATCGTGACAGCAGTCGTGATGACGATTGTATTTATAGTATCACTGATATCTGGAACTAGAAGTATGTCGTAAAGTAGTAATATTGTTATAAGTATAAATACAACATAAAAAGATACAGGTATATTTTATAAATGGGTACTAAAAATAAAAACAAAAATAAGAATAATAATAATAATTCCGACGATTTTTTAACTATAATCAACCAACACCTGGTAGATGTATCAAACGACATTTTAACAGTGAAGTTATCTACATCTGTGAATTGTGATAAATGTAATATAGTTCATCAAATGAACGAATATGATCATATGCCGTATGTAAGTGTTTGTACACCAACCTATAATCGACGTCCATTTATACCAGGTATGTTAAAGTGTTTTAATCACCAAACATATCCAAAGTGTAGAATGGAATGGATTATAGTTGATGATGGAACCGATAAGATCGATGATCTAGTAATCAATCATTCAAATGTAAAATATTTCAATTACGATACTAAGCTTACGCTAGGGAAAAAACGAAATTTAATGCACGAAAAGAGTAGTGGGGAAATATTAGTATATATGGACGATGATGATTATTACCCACCCGAAAGGGTTAGTCATGCTGTAGAGCGTCTTCAATCAGATAACAATGTATTATGTGCTGGATCAAGCGAGATATATATATATTTTAAACATATTAAGCAAATGTATCAGTTTGGACCATATGGCCCAAAACATGGAACTGCTGGTACATTTGCGTTTAAAAGAAAGTTACTAAATACTTCTAGGTATGACGACACCGCGTGTTTAGCCGAAGAGAAGGCATTTTTAAAAGATTATACAGTTCCTTTTATTCAATTGGAGCCGACCAAAACTATATTGGTATTTTCTCATGAACATAATACATTTGATAAACGAAAACTATTAGAAAATCAGCATCCGCAATATGTTAAAGTATCAAATAAAACAGTCGATACATTTGTAAAGGATGTTGGTATGAAAGATTTTTATATGAATATTGATAACATGATCGCAGATTATTCACCTGGTAAACCATGTATGAAGCCAGATGTATTGGAGCAAATGATTAAAATTGAGGAAAACAGAAGAAAACTAGCAGAAAGTGCCGCATTAAATGCTAGACAATCTAAATCAATTAGCATTCAACAAGAAGGAAAAAACCCGCAAGAATTAAACACTGAGCAAGTAGTGGAATTATTGAAACATCAACAAAAACAAATACAACAAATGAAGGAAGCCTTTGAACATTTAAGTCAAGACCACATGAAATTAAAACAAACAGCACAAACACAATCCAATACCATTTCTGAATTACAAAAATTAAACACAATGTTGCTTACAAAAATAACAAATACTGCGTAAATGCCTGAATGCGTAAATAGTTGTTATATCAAAACAGTTAGTTATGTTTTGATATATCATAGTAAATGCTAAATATCAGTCGAAATAGAGATATCATCATCTATTTGGACCTCATATGAAGTATCGTGTGAAGAATATTTATCCAAGTATCTATATATACGGTTTACATCTAGTTTATTAATTTCATAGTTTTCCAATAATCCATATATTTCTTCTTCCGATTTATCTTGCCGTAAATTTAAAAAAAAAGCAAACAAGTCTTTTTGATCCATTGAAAGTGTAAAACATAAATGCTGAATGAACAGATAATTATTATACTCGGTACTATATTTTGTAAGTACTTTTGTAAACCTTACCTCAGCCGGATTAAATTTCGGTTTTTTAGCAAATGTCTCGTGATAAATTTTATTATTGTAAAATGTCTTGATTAATGAACTCATTTCATTAAATTGCCATATTTGCTTTTGAAAGGTGATCCGATCTATATAGTCCGAATAACAAATATTATTTAATACCTCGTTATAAAAAGGAAAGGATTTTTCGATAGGAATTTTCGACAATACATCCACTATATTTTCATGCCATAATAAACCAACTATCGTCCGGTCAGTTTCATTCATAATATGTATATGATCATTTAAACTAAAATGGTTATTAATAAGATTTTGAGTAATTTTTTTACTATCTTCATTATATGTTTTGGGTTGAAATATGTTTTGGATAATCTCATTTTTTAATATGAGGTTTTGTTTGTTGTATATACCAACCACTGATTCTAACTTCCTTAAATCACCTTGGATATAATTTAATAAATTTTTTTTAAGAGGTGCTTCTATAGATGGCATTATCTCGGTTATAATTGTGTCAATCTCTTTGTTTGTTGGATTTTTTAGCTCGTAGCTATTACAAACCTTCATTAGTTCATTAATCTTTTTATCCATATGGTAATTACCTATACATATAATGGGGGTCAATGTAATATCTTCTAACTTTTGTTTTTTAGTTTTTTTTGGTCGTATTAGTTTAATAAGGGAATTAATTCCTCCTTTATCACCATTATTCATACCATCTATTTCGTCCATTATAATGGCTATTTTTTTAACCTTCTTCTGAAGCATTGATAGCACATTTTTATCAGACATGTTGTGTTTAGTTATCGTATCTATTATCGTTTTATTTCGAATATCACCCGCGTCGTATTTAATTGCGTCATAATTCAGTTCATCTAAAATCTTTTCAATAAACATAGACTTGCCAGTTCCAGGATTACCATATATATAAATACCCCGTTTATGCGATAGATCATTTTTATTCTCTTCAAAATTAATTAAAAACTGTTTGATATTTTCTGAAATGCTATTTCTATTTAATATTGTATTAATGTCCAACGATTCCATCGTTATTACAAATGTATATGTTTTGTTTTTATGTATGTTTTGTTTGTGTATATGTTTTGTTTTTGTATATGTTTGTTTTTGTATATGTTTTGTTTTTGTATATGTATTATAGTATTTTTATGGACCATTGAATATCATTTACATTGTGGTTTTACATATATCCGACTTATTAGTAATTCCATCCCAGGTTAAATCACAGTCTTTAGCCCATTTGGATTTGTGGCACTTACCTTCTGAACCTTGCCAGTAACTAGTAGTAAAGTCCATTGTTTTATTACACGACGCATTTCCTAAATTTTTTACATTATAGCATAGTTGTTTTTTATCAACATCCACATTGGAAGATGATTTATTGTCTTCTGGTTCATTCAACCAATAATCCGGGCAATCAGCTACGATTGGAGGGTATATGACAGAATATTTGTTTTTGTACAATACAGTACCAATAAATACCATAAAGATTATAAATATAACTATTGCTGTTATCAAAACTATACTTTGAAAGTTAGAAATCATTATATAAATTAAATGAATATAATTTTTTCTACTTAATTATTATAATGAATTGTTCAAGCACAAACGGTAGAATAAATATATTAGGACCTCAAATGAACCAGTTTTCTTTATACGATAAAATATCAACATCAAAACAATGTGAAACATTTCATGACGCAATGACTGGTAACTTTACAGATACTATTTTATCCCAGCTTTATTTTAGCAAACAAAATATGGAAATTATTCAAAATAGTATTCGTGCTGGAGTATATGAAATATCTAATCATCAATACATGATTGATAATCAAAACTGTGACACTTTAAAAATTGTAATGCGAAGTATCTTTTTACAAAGTTCTACTAATTTACCTAATAATATACGCGAACAAATTGAAGCTTTAAATCATCTTGTTGTCGAATACTGTGTAAAACAAATATATAGTGAGGCGCAGTCATATATTAATTATAAACATGATGTTAGTAATATGTATGTACCAATTGATCGTCCAGTACAAGCTGATTATAATAACAAAACGCTCGAGCTAAAACATTGGTTCTGATATACATCCGATTAGACTAATTAAAAAGTAAAAAGTAAAAAGTAAAAATTAAAAATTGAAGGCAAAAAATATTTCGGATAAAGGAGTAAATATTAGTAATATGTTGGTTTCAACTAAACTCAATCTGCGTAATGTTGTAAATATAGCTAAAAATGTGTATTATGCCAAACCGTATACGCGTACACCCTTGGGTAGATGGAATATATGTGAAACAAAAAACATCAATCTGGTTGTAGATTATGCCAACGAAGATCATTGTGGCGCTTGTTCTTCACAATATACTTTGGAAATACGCAATAAATCAAATAAAAAAAACGAATCAGGATATGATATTTATGATCATGAACATACATATGAACATACATATGAATATGAATACGAGTGTCTATTAACAAATAGTCATAGCTGACTGATAAATGGCCACAATTGATAAATATTTATTGTTTTAGTAGTAAACAATAAATATAAATAACAAATAATAAATAACAAATAATAAATAACAAATAATAACTAACAAATAATAACTAACAAATAACTATGTTTAGACCTTTGAACCAGTTACTGTTTTTTTAACCTTGATTGTTTTTGGGGCATGTAAATACTGTTCAAGTTCCTCTAAATCATTCAGCCACATATTTTCAATACTAATAGACTGAACTTTGGTTAGTTCTATTTCCTTGCTGGTCTTGTCGGACAATAACTTGCCAGCATTTTCCTCACAAACGCTATCCATTGGCATCTTAAGTAAATACTTGTAGTCTGTATCGTCTTCGATAATATCGTATTTCTGTTGGGTTAATAGTTCCATTATATCTTCCCTTCTTTTCTTTCTCAAGTCGATGACTCCGTCTAAATTTTCCTGAACATATCTTGCCTTGTTTGAAAGCAGTTTTAGGTCCTTTTGAAGAGCATCGACCATATAATCCTTTCTCTTTTGGTAATATTTCAAACGAATCGGATAATAGCTTTCAATAATGTCCGTTTCACTGTTAAACTTCATTAGCCGTTCTTCGTTATTGAACAAATGCATATTGTTCGTACTCAATGAAACACACAGTTTCATCATTTTTTCAAAATTATTATATAAATTGGATCCCTCTATTGTTTCATCAATCGGATCGTTAAATGTAATTTCAATATCAACCGTTGTATCTGTACTCATATCATTATAATCTTTTACAAACGATTTATTCTTTTTGTTTTTGTCAGCTTCCATCAAATTTTCAATATGTTGTTTAAAATCATCCGTCCAAGATCCAATCGGTAATTCAGTTACACGGACCTTTTTATCATTTATTTTTTGATAAATACCCTTGACAATATATTTCTTATCGTCCACCGGTTGACATGTACCAGTAAAGCCTTTATAATACGGTTTTAATGAAATATCTTCCGTTGAAATACCCTTCAACTTGCGTTGTAAATAGGATATTAAAAGTTCTACCGAATACGATAATATATCTGTACTAAAACCAGTTCCAATACCTTTGCCACCATTCACTAAAATCATTGGTATAATCGGAACATAGAACATTGGCTCTACTGGAAACCCATCGTCTTCCAGATATTCTAGAACCGCATCATCTTCTTTTCGATATATGTATCTAGTAATCGGATTTAATTGTGTGAATATATATCTTTCACTAGCTGAATCCTTTCCTCCTTGAAGTCTGGTTCCAAACTGACCATTTGGCATAAGAATATTAATGTTATTGCTTCCAACATAATCTTGCGCCATACCTACGATTGCTGCGTTTAAACTAGCTTCTCCGTGATGATATCCAGATTGCTCTGATACATACCCGCTAAATTGGGCTACTTTAATTTCAGATGTCAAATTCTTCTTAAAAGCACTATATAGGATTTTACGCAAACTGATTTTTAGACCATCCATCATGTTTGGTATGGACCGTTCACAATCATATTTGGAGAAGTGAATAAGTTCCTTATTTACAAAATCCATATAACTTACCTTGTTATCATTCGTGTCCAAATAACTATTTCTGTCGTAGTTTGTCAACCACTCTTTTCTCTCTTCTGTACGCTTCTTATTAAATACCATATCTACTATATCGTCACTAGTTGTCCCGTCATGATTAAAATACACGATTTTCTTATTGGCAAAGTATTCTTTAAATTCCTTGCTGGTACTTGTTCCAAGACCCTTGTAATACTTTACTGCCCATCCTTTTGTATCATTTTCATCCTTCCATTTCTTATATTCACCATCATTATAAAACAATAATTCACGGCCGTTTTTCTTCGCTTTTAAAATGGGAGTATTCATGAATCCAATAAAATTATCCAACCTAGACAAAGAATTCCATTGGTCTTGAAATAGATTTAAACCGAGACCCTTGATGTGTGAACCATCCAGATCTTGATCAGTCATGAATAATACCGAGCTATATCTGAGAGTGATCGCAGCAGTCTCTTTGGTATATTTTTTACCAGTTTCTAGACCTAGTATTTGTTTCATTTCGATTATTTCCTTGTTTTCACTAATACGCTTCAATGTTTCTCCTCTTGTATTGAATATTTTTCCCTTCATTGGATACACACCAATAATATTTCTATCTTCTTTTGACAGTCCTGAAACTATACCTGCCTTTGCTGAATCACCCTCACACAAAATTAGCGTACATTGATTTGACTTTGCTGTTCCGGCAAAATTCGCGTCAATAAGCTTGGGAATGCCTCTGATACTCTTACTTTTCGATCCGTCTGTTTTTTTAGCAGCCTTGTCTTCTTTTACTTGGGTCAACGCACATGCTGCGTTCATTACCCCCATCTTGGCTATTTTCTCAATAAATCCGTCAGTTACTGTACAGGTAGAACCAAACGAACTAGCAGCTGTACCAAGCTCATCCTTTGTCTGACTATTAAATGACGGATTCTCAATATCACATCTTAGAAATAGCATCAACTGCTCTTTAATAGTATTGGGTTTTACATCTACCTTCTTCTTGATCTTAATGTACGCACATAACTTGCGAATAATTTGATTCATAATGTATTCAACATGCTTACCACCCTTGGATGTATATATTCCATTTACAAAACTGACTTGTTGGAATTCGTCGTTTGGTGTTAAGCAAACCGCATATTCCCATCTATCATCGGTTTGTTCATATACTCGCTTAACATCCACTTTAGATCCAACATATAAATCAATATATTGCTCGAAATTTTTACAAGGAATCGTTTGTCCATTAAATTTTACCTTGATAGTTTTATCTGTTATCGCGGATATGTCATATACACGCTTTTTAAACAACGCTAACATATCAGATGATAATCCAGATATACCTAAACGTTCATAATCCGGTTTGAATGAAACCTTGGTGTATGGTTTTACCTTACATTTTGTTATAGACGGCTTACCTAGCTCAGTTAGATTATTTTTAAATTCTTGAATGTACTTCAATCCACGAATATGATCTACTGTTTCTACCCTACCCCAAGTAGACCAAATTAAAACCAATTTAAATCCAAACCCATTTTTACCACCAACGATTTTTTCCTTTTTTTGTTCATCGTAATTTGTAGATGTTCTCAAATGTCCAAATATCATTTCAGGAATCCAAATATTATACTCTGGGTGTTGTGCTATATCAATGCCATTTCCATCATTTGTCATATGAATTGTACCATCATCATCAATTGTCACATCTATATTTGTAACTGGTAACGCATTTTCTATATTATCCTTTACTGCTTGTGCTTGTCTGATGACATGATCACGACAATTGACAATCCCTTCGTCGAATAATTTATAAAGTCCAGGAATATATTGGAAATGTTTCATCATAATCTTGTCATCATTGAATATGTAACCATCATGTTCTGTATTTTCAATTGAACCAATATATGTGTCTGGTTTTTTTAAAATATGCTCTTTATCTGTTAGTTTTTGATATTTAGAAAGTGAAACGGTTGAAATAGACATTTCAGTCATGGTACTATAATAGTTATTATAATTATATTAGTTTTAAACAGTTTCAATTTTATTAAAAATAGAATACATGAATTATTGCCATTGAATGTATGAATTATTGCCATTGAATGTATGAATTATTGACATTGAATGTATGAATTATTGCCATTGAATGTATGAATTATTGCCATTGAATGTATTAAATATTATGGTTTATATATATATAATGGCGGACGATACTTGTATAATTAACGATACAAGTAACAATGAACCATATACCTGCCTAGAACACTATTACGCCGAAGTTAGTGATTTTACACCATACACCCGCCTCTTATTTATTGATTCTCTATTAGAAACAACCGACGATAAGTTTAGTCAATATATAAATGATAATACATTTGCCTTGGTATATAAATATAATACTGATCGCGGTTCAATAGTAGAATTTTTGAATAATTTTACAAATATTACGAGAATTGGTTTCGCATTTCATGGACCAAGTCTATATAATGTTTACAAGGATACTCATTTTATCCATAGTGAACTATTGTATACTCTGGACGACATAAGTGAAAACCAAACTATATTTTCAGATAATGTATTATTTATTAAAGATGTGATGCAGTTATATTCGTCTTCTCTACAACATATCGACTTTTTGGCATGTAATACACTTTTATATGACGAATGGAGAAAATATTTTGCTTTATTACAACAATTTAATAATACAATTACTATTGGTGCCTCAAGCGATGATACTGGTAATATTAAGTTTGGCGGTGATTGGATTATGGAAAGTACATCTGAAAATATCGAGTCTATTTACTTTACGCAAACTATCCAATATTATAAATATTTATTGGATTATTCGATTACTTCTCTTTTATCTATTAATAGACATGGAAATAGTCAAACTGCTATAAAGTCTGATGGTTCAGTCATCGCTTGGGGTAATAAATCGACTGGTGGGTCCATTACAGAAGCTCCTTCTTATATGGAAAGGTCACAACGTCAAAACATAGTAAAAATATGGACTAATGGAGACGGTAGTGGTAGTGCACACTTGGCTTTAAAAGCAGATGGAAGTATTATTGGATGGGGAAATTCAAATTATAGTACTACGGTTCCAGATGGACTTGATTCACCAGGTCCAATCGAAGATAATAAAGTGATAGCTGTATATTTTACTGTTTACTCTTGGGCTGTTATAAAAGGTGACGGGTCAGTTGTCTCGTGGAGTCAAATAAATCCGGCATTCACTTCAAGCAAATCAGCATTGTTAGGTCCTGGAAGTGGTGTGGTCAGTATTATACCATCTAGTGCTTCCGGGTTTATTGCTTTAAAATCAGATGGTTCAAGAGTTTCTTGGGGGACTACTGAACCACCTACATCTGTAACAGCTGTAGGTAATAATTATACTAAACTGTATGAAGGTGGAAGCGGAGCTTTTGCTGCTTTAAACACTGATGGAACAGTTGTTACTTGGGGCAATGGTCCCTATGGAGGCAATTCTAGTGCTGTACAAAGTCAGCTGACAAATATTGTTTCGATTCGTTCTACCAGATTTGCGTTTGCTGCATTAAAAGCTGATGGAACCGTTGTTACATGGGGACAGGCGAATAGTGGCGGCGATTCAAGTGCCGTACAAAGTGAATTGACAAATGTTAGCAAGATTTATAATAGTGGTGCTGCATTTGCTGCATTAAAATCGGATGGTTCTGTTGTTTGCTGGGGTAATACTTCATTCGGCGGTGTAGTTAACCCTGATATTACTTCTGCCGCTATCAGTTCTGGAAACCCACCCGTCACTAAAATATATGCCAACTACCATTCCATGTGTGCTGTAAGAAATGATGGAACTGTTGTAGGTTGGGGTAGTGTCGGAGAGGGAGGAAATCCGCCATTAGGTCTTACTGGGGTGACAAGAATATACCCAAATTCTCTTTCAATGGTTGCATTAAAGAGTGATGGTTCTATGATAGGTTGGGGTACAGCCTCACATGGTGGTACTGTACCTGCATCTGTTAGTACTCCAAACCCAGTGTATGGTGATCAAGTAGCTTCGGTTCATGTAATTAGTGCAGCGTATACGGTTATTAAACAGAACGGAACTGTAATATCGTGGGGATTTAGCACAATGGGAGGAAATCAGTCTAATCCAAAGTCTATACAAACTACATTTGGCTTGTCAACGCTAAATAATAATGTTTCATCAATATTTTCAATGTATGAGAATGACGATGATGCTGAAATCATTGACTCAAATATCTATACAATTAAGGGATATACAGCTCAATCATTTTTTGCCATTCTGAACGATCAAGACAATAATACATTTGGTTGGGGAGGTCAATCGTTCGGATATGCTACATTTCTAGTTTCAATTAATATCTCATCACAACTATCATCAAATGTTAAGCATATTTATAGTAGCGGAAATGCCTGGGCTGCTTTAAAAATGGACGGTACTGTTGTTGCCTGGGGTGATCCGGATAGCGGGGGAGCCGTCCTTCCATATGGGTTAACTGATGTTATCAATATTAGTAGTACTTTTAATGCGTTTGCTGCATTAAAAACTGACGGGACAGTTATTACATGGGGCAATAATAGTAATGGAGGCAATTCTAGTGCTGTACAAAGTCAATTGACAAATGTTGTTCATATTTATTCTAATAATTATGCGTTTGCTGCATTAAAAGCTGATGGAACAGTTGTTACATGGGGTGATGTTAATAGTGGAGGTAATTCTAGTTCTGTACAAAGTCAATTAACAAATGTTGTCGATATTAAGGGCGTCCAAAGACTGTTTATTGCTTTTAAATCTGATGGCTCTGTCGTTTCGTGGAACCTCTATTTGGTGCCATCTGGAGGAGTAACAAATGTTATTAAAGTATCAATGACATCTGGATCGTATGCTGCTTTAAAATCGGATGGAACCGTTGTTACTTGGGGGCAAACTAGTGTCGGAGGTAATTCTAGTTCTGTACAAAGTCAATTGGTAAATGTGATTAGTATTTCTTCTAATAACTCTGCGTTTGCTGCTTTAAAATCAGACGGAAGTGTTGTTTGTTGGGGAGAGTCTAGTTATATTGGTACTGTTCCTACATCTGTTACTGATGCTGGCAGTAATGTTGTCAATATTTATTCCAACTATTTTTCGTTTGCGGCTTTAAAATCTGATGGAACCGTTGCTGCGTGGGGAAATATTAATAATTATGGAAATAGTATTCCGGCTGATAAAGCGAGTCTATTAACAAATGTTGTTTCTATAAAATCTAATAATTATACATTTGCTGCTTTAAAATCTGATGGAACAGTTGTTGTCTGGGGTAGTACTAGCAATGGTGCCAATACTACAACAGTAGATTCTCAGCTAACAAATGTGATTTCGATTTCTAATAATGTATTCTCATATGCGGCTTTAAAAATGGATGGTTCTGTTATTGTCTGGGGTAATTCTAGCAGTGGAGGTAGCGCAACATCTCCTGTAAATGTTGTATCACAATTATCATCTAATGTTATTCGAGTATCAGGTGGTAACTACGATAAAATCGAGGATACTCATACCATAGTATTAAATGGGATTTTTGATAAATATACTTATACATTACAAAATGGTTATGTTGGTGTATTAACTACTTATATTGTTAATAATCCAAATGGATATGGGTCTGGTAATGTTAGTTATACACTAAATGATACATCTAATTTTAGTATTAGTAATAATAATTTGTTTTATAATGGATTATATCCAACAGATCCATCTTCTCCTTTTCTTCTACCTTTACAGGTAATTTCTACGATCATTGATTTAAACGCGACATATACAAAAAGTTGTACTCAAAACTTTTTATTTTATATATTACCAGAACCTGAGCCGGAGCCAGAGCCAGAGCCAGAGCCTGAGCCAGAACCAGAGCCTGAACCAGAGCCTGAGCCTGAACCGGAGCCAGAGCCAGAGCCTGAGCCTGAACCGGAGCCGGAGCCGGAGCCAGAGCCAGAGCCAGAGCCTGAGCCTGAACCTGAGCCTGAGCCCGAGCCTGAGCCGGAGCCTGAGCCTGAGCCTGAACCAGAGCCTGAGCCGGCGCCAGAGCCTGAGCCTGAGCCTGAGCCGGCGCCAGAGCCTGAGCCTGAGCCTGAGCCAGAGCCTGAGCCTGAGCCTGAGCCTGAACCTGAGCCAGAGCCTGAACCTGAGCCTGAGCCTGAGCCGGAACCTGAACCATATGTACTCTATAATATGACATTTATAGATGGATATATACAATATGCGAGTGGTGCTGCTTTTGAATTTACTAATAGCGGTGTATCTGAAACTCCATTCGAAACATTTACTACAAATAAATATGGTGACTATACGCTCACTACACAAATAGTAGATCTACCTGATTATTTTAAGGTAATTCTCTATCCAGGTGGCATAGATATTAGTACAGGTAGACAAATAAACACGACCCTATCTGTTATAACTAGTCGTGATGCTGCAATATCGCGCACTGAACAATACGCGCCTGTTTCTTTATTGACTACCTTAACGACAAAAGTTATTGAGCAAAATAGCTCTAGTGGAATCAGTGCTAGTGTTATTAGTGCTTCTACCACAAAAATAGCTACTGCCTTTGGCATCACTCCCGAAGAAGTTAATTCGGATTTTATATCAAATGCTAATTCATCTGTAGATAATGTAATCAGACAAATATTAATTGTATCCAACACTTTAACTAGTAGTATCAATAGTGCCGAGAACGAAATATCACATGACGACACTTTATTTTCGCTGTCGGCTATTATAAACAATCAGGCGTCTGCTAGCACAATCGATTTAACCAATTCTGCGACTATTACATCTATTGTTTCTAACATGGAAACAGTAAAAAGTATTACTCTTAGTCCGGCTCTTGTTTCTAATATAAGTAGTTATGTTAGTACAATCAATACGCAATTAGTCGCAGCAAATACCAGTACTAGCACGTCTTCTAGTGATAAGATAGCTGAATTCATCAAATTGGTTGAAAGTTCGGTTCAAATATTAGAAACTACTGGTCCAATAACAGAAACATCTGATGTTAGCACAATTGTTAACGAAACAAATACGAATACTGCCAATGTGGTTTTATATACAATTACGGCAGAGCCAGAACCTGAACCAGTGCCCACAATAGTAACTGATCAAGTATACGGCTCTATTACACGAGGGCATTCTGATGCTTCTAGTCGTTTATTTGTTTATAATAACTATTGGGGTACTAATGTTACAGCTGGAACTACCAATTTATTAGATGATAATAAAAATACTTTTTGGTATACACATCCTTGGCAACCAATCCTTAATACTGATCCCATGTATTTTGTATGGGATAACCTCACTCCTGTCTATATAAATCAGTATAAGATAGCTGGTCGAGCTAATTTTGCTAATTTGGGTCCTCGTGTATGGGATGTCATAGCGACAAATTCGTTTGATATTAACACAAGAACTTCTACTACATGGACTGTACTTGCTAGTTATACTGAAGATCTAAACCATCTTGACAATGCCAATAACAAACCACATGGTTGGGGTACATATTATAATTTTAGACAATCAAATCCAACTGAGTATAGATATTATGGTATTAGAATGTATGATGATTTACGAGATACAACGTATGATACTGGATATTTGATTCAATTAGGAGAACTGGATTTTTTGTATGTAGATCAACCGCCTACACCTGGTGAAGTATTTGATACATTAACTCCAGATTTATCGGTTTCTGGTGAAGTTAGTGTAAATAATAATTCACTTACTACTTCTCAATTATATGTATTAAATCCAAGTGATCGTGCTGCCGCGTATAAATTATATAACAATAAATATGTCATTAAAGAATTTTTTAATACTTTTCAAGGTAGTCTACTCAATCGTAGAAAGAAGTACATATCTAAAGAGTTACTATATGTACATGATTCATTTACACCCAAGAGTCGTGTCAGATTAATTAATTGTAGTGTTGCTAGTAATGCTACATCATTGGTTGAACTGGAATCGTCATTAAATCTAACCACCGTTAACAGTAATGAATATCTTTATATTCTCATGGAAAGTGAAAATGATACAATAACCATCACTGGTAATAGTGGAAAACTGTTGACAGTTACTAAAAACAGCGATACTTTAGATACATATACAGTAATTAAAAAATTATCAGATGGAACTCAGGTAGGAGACACTTTGAATATATCTACATTTGCGGTTGTTGTATACGATGACGCGTATGTATATTTAAATAATGGTTTATTGGTGTCTAAATTGAATGACCAAACATATGGATCTATCATAAGAACACAAGCTGATAAAAATAGTCGGATTTATGCTTATAGCAATCAATTTAGCAATAACCGGTTCAATGATTCTGTTGATCCACTGTTTATGTTAGATGGTAATAGGAATACTAGATGGGGATCACAAGTTTTGCAACCAACTGATGTAGCATATGTTGTATGGGACAACAAAATTCCTGCTTATATGAATCAGTATAAAATAGGAAACTTTATAGCTCAATGGGCTCCTAGATTATGGGATATAGTGGGATCGAATGATTTTAGCTCTACTACGCGTACTGCTACTTGGACCATATTAAGTAGTTATAACGAAACTGTTGAATTTATACCAAATGGAGATTCATTACCGTTTGATTGGGGAATATATTATAATTTCAGGCAACCAAACCCAGTTCAATATCGATATTATGGAATTAGAATGTATGATACTCTAGAAAATACAAATCAGTTGGGTCCATATGCATTATCATTAATAGAACTGGATTTTTTGTATGTGGAAGAGGTACCTTTAATGAGTGAAATATTTTCGGGTATACTACCGGATACAAGTGAATCTGGTAAATTTAAAATACTGCTACCAACCGATCCACCACTTACAATAACAGAATTATATGTATTGAATCCAAGTGACCGCAATGATGCGTACAAAGCTTATAATTCCGATTTAGTATTACATGGTATATTTACTGCCTACGGTTCTTCCATGAATGGAAAGACAAAACATATAAGTACCAGTTTATATTGGCAAAAACCATTTTTTACAGGAAAAACGCAGGCGAGAATAGTAAATTGTAGTCAATTAATTACCGATACAACATTGGTTGAATTAGAATTGAATCCAGATATAATGGAATTGGATACGGATGAAGTATTATCTTTTTACATGGATTTGTCAGGGGATCTAGTTAATTTACATGGAAATACTGATAAAATCATTACTATAGTAAAGACCGGTGAAACATATGATATAACTGAAAAAGATAGTGATGGAACAACCATAGTGACAGAAACCTATAGCAAATTAAACGGAGAAACTATAATATATGATTCAATGTTTATAGTGTTAAATAGTCGTGGTGGTGTGGCTATGTTACTACTGAGATCAAGTGTAGTCGGTTCAATTATACCTACTGGTTTAACAACCGCTGAACAAACTAGTAGAATATTCGCATATTCACAAGATAGAGATCCTAATCAAAATGGGTCGAATATTGCTATAAACTTATTAAATACAACGAATTTTTCAGACTGGGTTTCTCATTCAAACGCAACATCACCCATGTATATCATATGGGATAATTATAAGCCATTACAAATAGATAGTTTTTCATTTCGAAATAGGAATTATGTAAATAATCCATTTTTTCCTCGTGTATGGGATGTAGTGGGAACAAATAAGTTTGATACAAATCTGTATCATACAAATACAACCTGGGATATAATTCAATCATTTACAGAAGGTGAAACGACTACAAATACTATAGCTAATTGGGAGACACGAACATATACATTAGATTCGCGATCCGGATATTATAGATATATAGGTTTTCGAGTAAAAAATGATTATACTGCTTCAACCACTCAATTAGCCTTACAACTTAACAATATAAATTTTTTAACAAAGTTACAATTATTTACTGTATTAGAAAATATACAACAAGATACAGCATCTGATCCAAGTAAGTTTGTTTTATCAACCGAATCTACAGAATATATAAATTTATTAAATCCATCAAGTGGTACAGAAGAGTTTAAAAGAGATAAACGAAGTGACACGATCAAATCTATGTTTGAAACATATGGCCTGGCTATGAATGGACGAAGTAAATATATTAATACAAATATGTTATATTTATCAGAACTGTTTGATAATATCACATTAATACGATTGGTAAATTGTAATAGTTTGTTATCAGTGGAAGTCGAAACAAATATAAATATGAGTAGTGTTAGTTCGACAGAAGCCATCTATTTTTATATGGAAAATGTAAATGATAATGTGACATTAATCGGCACTACAAATAAAAAAATATTAATAACTAAAACGAGTAGCACAAATTATAATATTCTTGAAACAAATAGTGACGATAGTTATATACAGGATCTCTATGTTGGTCGGGTAGGAGATAGTCTATATTTTGATGGAATAATTATTGAATTGGGTAGTGTTACGGCAATGACGAGAGAGCCACCCGAATATATAGCTCCAGTTATACATTATACATTTGACGACGATGGAATAAATTCTGGTTCGTTCGGTTCTTCGAATTATAATTTGACACTACCTAGTGCCTTCAGTATTAATACTACAGAACAAAATATTGGAAGAGGATGTTTGGATACGCGTACAGTTCCGACATCATCTAGTGAATTGAATAGAACCACATTTCAACCATGGACTACATCTAACGAGTTTACAATAAGTTTATGGGGAAAGTGTAATCAGTATATTGGTACTGGACAAAGAATATTGAGTACAACAATAGATGGTAAAATTTGTGCAATACTTTTTTGGACCGCATCTAATAATATATTATTATTTTTTAATGGCAATTTTGATATATACTCAATACCAAATGTATTTGATAATATTTATCATCATTATTTGTTTACTTTCTCGGATAAAACAATCACTTTTTATTTGGACAGTGTTTCTCTACATACACGCACATTTGTTGATTCTTTTTCACGAAAAATAATGAGTACTCTATACCTGGGGGCAGCTAATAATACCGATCCCGTATTTAATGGTTTTATGGATGATTTCAGAATATATGATTATATAATAGATAGTACACATATTAATGCTTTATATGCCAAGACACCTATAACACTAGTAGTACCAGAGCCTGAGCCTGAGCCTGAGCCGGAGCCGGAGCCGGAGCCAGAGCCAGAGCCAGAGCCTGAGCCTGAACCTGAGCCTGAGCCCGAGCCTGAGCCGGAGCCTGAGCCTGAGCCTGAGCCTGAGCCTGAACCTGCGCCAGA